AGTTCAAAAGTAGTAAGAGGTTCGCGGATATAGTCGCGGTTAACCTGAGTAATACGCTCGACAACACCTGCAACACCAGGAACCTTCATAATAGCACCGCCAGCAGATGCTAGAGGTTTGATTACGCGTTCGGTGGCACCAGCGCCAGCGTACTTAAATGTATTGATGAAGCCGTTGTATTGCTCGTTGTCATTCCACGGAGCAGTCGCTACATCCCAAGCAAAACGTGCTGGAGCTGTGGCTGCACCGAGAAGTTCTCCGCCGAACTTTCCAGCATTTGTTACAACTGTTGTGGCAACATCACCAATTCTGTTGAACCATCCACTCACAGGCTATCCCTTAGTTGTCGAATTGCCTTACGAGTTTCAGGCGATGCGTTAGGAAGTTGAGCGATGTAACTTAAAACTGGCATATATTCTCTGATGGTTGCTCTGAAATTAACATCTTCTTCCGCAGGCATTTGGTTCAATCCAATTACTTCACTGCCTGCACCTGGTCCCATATCAATGCCAGTGGTGACTGGTTCATCTGGGCGCTGAGTTGGTGCATATAAAGGTGTTACTGGTTGCGAAGAAGCAGCAGCGCGTACATCTGATGCTGGGGTTGGGCGTACATCTGCTGTCCTAGCAAGTGGAGCACCGCTTTTAATTGCTGCTGTCTCAACACCTTCGCCATATGATGCTGACGGAAGTTCTAATCCATCTGTTCTCTTGGAGAACTTGCCTGGACCTGCTGCTCCTGCGAGTGGGCCTCTAGCCATTATTGTCCTCCATCTTCTCTAAATCTGAAGTAAACTGTTCCCATACTTTGGAAACTTTTGTTTTTCTATTTGCGTTATACACTGCTAAATCTAAAATCTCTGATGCGAGCGCTTCTACGGCTCGGATTACATTTACAAAGAAACTTGACAAAACTACAAACACATCTGCGAAAGAGACAGAGCGTGGTACTGAATCTTGTTCTTCTTCCACGCCCTATCCTCTCGCTAAGTAATACTTAAGCCTTCTTGCCTTTACGAGCCTTGGCTGCATAACCAAAAGCAACTTTGCCGCCTTTTGGCATTGGAGCCTTTTTTGAGCCTTCTGTTGGCTTCTGGACTGAAGCCTTTGCACGACCACCTTTTTTCATTTCACACCTCCCTACCCTGCAATAGATGCGAGTAACGTAGCAATATCTGGACGAGGGCCAGCAGCAGGGGCCGCACCCATTTGTTCTGGAGTTGGCTGCGAGGCAGGAACGGGGGCCATACCTGCTGCTGGAACTTCTGCGCCCATTGGCACTTCTGGTTGAGGAGGTTGTTCTGGAGTAAACACCTTCTCTACAATGGTCTCTAGTTGTAAACCTTTTTGACGACCTTTAATTACTTCGGCGATTCGGGAAACGATCTGAGAAGGATCTTGACCTTGTGCTGCAAGCGCTGGAATAGCCTGGGCGTACTGAGCAACAGCAACACGCAAAGAATCACGCATCTCTTCAATATCCACACGCTGTTCTTCTTGAGTGACATTGAGCTCCATTGGGATTTCGCGGCGTACATAGTCGCGGCTAACAAGTTTGTCGCTGCGCATTTGTAGCAAAGCAATGATTGCGCGGTTAGGGTCCATACCAGACATAATGCCGTAACGGACATCTACGCCGTATTCGCCTTTAATATCGCGGCTTGGGATGTACTTCATATTGAACGGAGTACCATCATCAACACCCTTGATTTCTTTCTGGATGCTGCCGAAAATCTTTTCATCTACTTCAAAGCAGAGCGATGCAAGTTCAGTAAAGAGACGGGCAAACTGTGCTTGAGCCGCACGAACCTGAGTATCGAATCCTGCTTGAAGTGCTTGAACTCCACGACCTGTGATAACAGAAGCATCAACGTTACCGCTACGAACTTCTGGGTAACGAGCACCGAGACGAAGTTCACGCTCAAGAACACCAGACTCTGTAAAGACTCCTGCTGGTAGTTCTAGTGGTACACGGCGGATTGCCTGTGGATTAGCAGAACGCATAATGGCATCAGGACCAAGTGCAAGTTCTTGTACATCTTGCGGAATAGCAATAGGTGCCTGAATAGATTTTTCTGCTGCTTGAATCTGTAATACTGCAAAACGAGCACGGGCAAGTTGTACTGCCAATACATCGTCAAACTGACCGCGTGCTTCACCATCAAGAGAGGAACGAACCGCAACGCGAGCCATACATTTGCCAGTTGCGTTAGGCAAGTTAGATAGAACGAGGTTCTCACGATCTGGTAAAAAGACAACATCTTGGTCTTTGTCGTGGTAGCGAACCATTGAAATATAAGGGCTGCCCATTGTAAAAGAAGTCTTGGGCATAATCTGTGAAGCAAACTCTGGATACTGCGATGCTAGTGTCTCGGCATCGGTCTGAATAACCTGAGTCAATGAAATACAGCGACCGAATCTGTCAATCTCTGGGTATACACCAAACGGATTGAGCAAACGGATACGAGGATTGTTTGTCTCGTAATCCATCTCAACGATTGCTGGCAACATTCCGTAGGTGTTAAACCAGTCGGCTCCGTTGTACATCTGAATCTGTAGTTCAGACATTGAGATGTAGTAATTGACAATGCGAGTTCTAGTATCTGCGTTCTTACGCTGAGTATCTGAAACCATATTGGTAGCAGCGCAGTTAAATGATGGTAGAGGTGCCATCACTTCTGCTAGGTCACGAGCAGCTACATCAACAAAGTTAGCAACAAGAGGCTTGGGGTATTCTTCTGAGAACATCGCAGGATAAACCTTGCTGATGTCTCCTTGACGCACGGATAGCACGTCGCGCATACGCTGGTCGCGGGCAGCGCTGGTCGCGGGCAGCGTACTTCGTTTGAAGACGCGATACCTTAGCGACTACCTCTTTGACTGTAAGCACTTGTTCTCCTAGATGAACTGTTTGTCTCTATCAGCAAGCAGTTCATCGATATTGATGACCATTCGCTTGCTTTTTTCGTGACGTGATAAAAATGGATTCTTCATATGGTGCGTGGCGTGGATGCCTTGGTTGAGCCATTCACGAACTTTGATTTCACAGAACCAGAGAGCCATCACCATATCTGTCTTACCTTTGGTCGTAGGCGACCAAGTAATAAGTTGCTCTATCAGGCTCTTGATATTTTCTGTCTGGTCAGATGGAAGGTGAATCAGATTATCTCTGTGATGCTTTCCATCAGCTTGCTTGCTACCAAAGAGGGTGGACATAGAAGCCACACCGAAGCCTGCATCCCACTTGTTGTTACCAGTGTGATGTTCTCTTAGGATAGTTCCTTTGGAAGCGAGGAATTGCCTAATTCCCTCATCTTGCGTGAGAAAAGATTGAAAGGCGTTACGCTCCACGACCCATTCCGATGGTGCATATACGTTAGTCCAATCGGTAATGAGTTGTCTGATTTGTGCAGGCGTAGGACGCGTAATCTTGATAGCGTCAACAATGTAACGCTTATGAGAGATCCGATCAACCGCATAACAGATTGCCGCTGTGTCTCCGACCATTGCAGGGTCAAGTCCACAAACAAAACTGAAACTGTTGAGGTCTTTGGGATGACCTGGACTGCCAGGCACCAATCGACCTGCTTTTCGCATACCATCGATAGAGCCTTTCACACAGATTGGGTCAAAGATTGCATCATCAGATATATCTTGCTGTTGATAAATCAAAGCCCACGTGGAAGCATCCATCGCTTGGCGTTCAGCATAAAGATGCTTTCCGTTCCAGCGAGGATAGAGACCTTCCTCGTTCTTGTCAGATTCTGCCTGTCCATCGAATGGGGCATCTGAATAGGGCCAGAGCGTTACCCATTTGTCGGGGTCCTCATTGGGTTCTAAAAGTGCTGGCATAGCCAGATATGTCCAAGGGACTTGACCGCCTGGGTAGCGGTCTGGATTTCTTAATTCTTTGTATAGGTCAACGGCTGCCACACGGGTACCGATGACAATCAACTTACCTGTCGGGTTCAAACGGGAACGGACGTCTTGGGTAAGCCACTTAATCTGTCGTTCAAAGTCATTTGCGTTACTTAAGGTAACGGCGTCATCAATCAAAATCATATCGGCACGCTTGCCGTAAATCTGACCGCCGATACCGACTGCCTCGATATTCGGGTCCTTCTCGCTGGACTCGCGGAGTTCCTCGCCGAAGGTAACGCGGGTCTGCTGCCACGAGGCTGTCTTGGACTTAAAGCCGACTCCTGCAGCGTAAGCTTGCTGTAGTCCCTCATACATCGGGTGAGTCAAACGTTGCTTGATAGCGTATAGGAAGTCAGCCGCTAGGCGCTGAGTTTGAGAAACTATCAAAACACGGAAGTTGGGGTTATTGACAATCTTCCAGGTTACGTAGTCCACAGTCACTGTAATGGACTTGGCGTGGTTGGGCGGAATGTTAATAAGGATGCGGTTATCTGCCAGACCCTTTTCGTATTTCATCGACGGATGGAGCCAACTTGGGTCCCTACCCTCGATGACATCTATCAGGTTCTGCTGATGACCGAAGGTCTTGGAGTTGAGGTACTTCTGGCGGAATGTCGGAAAATCTAAATCTTTGGTCTGTTCCTCTATAAAGGACTGACCGCGTAATCCTAGGCGCGTTCTGTCCATTCTGTCCTTGAACACAGGATCAGAACGGCGGTAATATTCGTATGTCTTTAAAGACTTGCCAGCAGATTTACAGGCTTGCTCTACTGTCATTCCTTGAGCCACGCACTCAATTATCAGGCGTTTGGCTATATCAGCGGATGATTCAGTTATGGCAGGCTCCTAGATTCATAGCGGGCGTTGAATAGACTTCACCCCACTAAAAGTGGTGCTAGGCACCACCAAAGCGCCCGAGCAAGCCACAGCGCAGCGAGGGGTAAGTCGGTAGCCCCCTTTCGGGGGCGAAGCGTAAGCGTAGCCCTAGGTAGACTCATCACAGCCTGTCTACAGTCTCTATATAGTATTAGGCGGGAAAAATAACCCATTTCCCGTTTTTTTCTAAAAAATCTTTTATTTGTGATGTACTTCACTAAATACGGCAGAA